CTAAGGGTCACGCCCGCGCATATCACTGCGTGCGTAGGATCCAACGAGCGATGCATACAGCACTGCGCGAGATGGATTGCTTCCGTTTGATCGGACAGCCGATGAGTCCGGATATGTTACAGGATTTGCGCGAAAACACTCCGAAGGGTGTACCGCTCCGTTGGTTTTCCATAGACTATTCTGCCGCGACCGATGGTCTGTCGTGGAAGTATTCGTCGAGAATTTTCCGGTTTCTTATCGGAGGTCTCCCGAAGCCTTTCTACGATCAGGCTATGCGAGTTTTGGGTCCGCACATGCTGTGGTACCCTGACTCGACCGAACGACCCGTTTGGCATCGTCGCGGGATCCAGAAAAATGGACAACTGATGGGTTCGGTGCTCTCCTTCCCGATCCTCTGCCTTGCAAACCTCGGAGTTTGCCTCTTGAATCTCTCGCGTGAGCAGACTTTCTCTGACCTCACTATTGACCAGCGTCTTCGACGTTTTTTGATCAACGGTGACGATGGGCTTTATGTCTCTAGCGAGTCGTTCTGGGAGGGCCACATAGAAGTGGCCTCGGCGGTTGGTCTTGAGATGTCAGTTGGGAAGGCATACCACCATCGTGATTATGCGAATATCAACTCGACAAGTATTTCGTGCGATTTGAGTCGAGAAGACTCTACGCCATGGGCAATCCCGTTTCTGAATACCGGGCTCATCGTTGGCCAGCACAAGGTGCTGGGGGGGGTCGAAACTGAGAAGTCTGATCGACGTTATATTCCGATAGACTCCCGTGCAACGTCGTTGGCACGGGCACACATTTCTCAGGATCCCTTAAATCCGGTTCATTGTAATATACCAACGATCCTAGAAGGGTCTTTGCCGGGCCGGCAGGTCGAGCTAATGCGTGTGATTCTGCGAGAGCGGAAGCACGATATCAGTAAGGAGTGCCGGTCGGTGATATCGTCTGAGGAACCTTTATTCGCTGGAAAGCGGGTAGGAATTTTCAGTCGTAACCTTTTTGTTTCGAAGGGTCTGGGTGGCATGGGCGTTGTTCCTCCGATCGGTTGGAAAACGCGCGTTACCAGTATTGATAGAATTGTTGCCAAGGCTTCAGCAGAACGGCTGAAGTCTGTCGGGTTAGTCGGCTCTCCGACATATCCGCTGACAGGACAGGAGGTTCAGAATGTTCCGACTTTTTGTTTCCCTTGGGCTAAACCCCGGGTGGAACTTGAAGATGGCCCTCTTGTCCAGCTTAAGCGACAGAACGAAAAATCTGGCTACGCCGCGTACCGACGGATGAAGAGCACGTCCTCACTCTTCGTGAACTGGATTCTCAGCACTGAGTGTCAGTCATTGAGCATTTGCAGAGATTTGGAGGAAATCGCTCCTCGAACACTGACCAAGCGTCAAGAGGTCGTCCTCGAGATCACCGGAATTGAATTGATGTGTCTTTATGAGGCACACCAACCGGTGATGGACGTCGTTCAGGAGTGAGCGCGTCAGACGCTGCTCGCTTCGGCATTGGGTTCCATCATTAAACAACCAAAACGTTTACTACCCCTTGGGTGTGTTATAAACATTTACGTTACCAACTGACAACATCTTTTTGAGGTCAGACATGGTCGAGAGACTGCACGGTTGTAGAGCCTATGGGCCTTTGATGGGATGAACAGTCCCCGTTTGTTGTCGGGTACCCAATACCACAACTTTTCAAAACGGATAACAATGTCGAAGAACGGAAAGGCGCCCCAGAAGGCGTCCAAGAGATCAAAAGCACTGGACATCGCAGCTCCCGTCCTCGGCGGGTTCTTCGGACCCGGTGGCGTGATCGCGTCACAGATCGGACGCGAAGTTATTCACGACCTAACCGGGTTCAATTCCCGCAAGATGAAGACTGTCGAACAACGGACCCCTGCCAACCGAGGAAAGACCAAACTCCAGCCGAAAGCTGTGAACGGTGTCACTCGGGCTGGTGGGTCGATCGTAACAACACAGTCGGCTCCAGTCGCATTTCCGCGGCGTCCTGCCTCTGTTGGGACGACCCGGAGCACGAACCCCGATGGTTCGACTCGGTTCCATGTCCACGACTTGATTCAGCCGATCTCCACTGCTTCGGCAGGGTCGACTTTCAACATCGCGTTGAACACGGGAATCCTGGCGACATCGACCACCCTCTTTCCGAATACCTGGAACGAGTTCGAGAACTTTGATCGTTTCAAGGTGAGAGCCCTTCGCTTCCACTACGATCACTTTGCTCCCACTTCCTCCCAGGCTGAAATCGGACTTTTGTGGTGTCCTGATGCCGCGACTTCAAACCCAACCACGACCGCACTCGCCTCGGCCTACAAGAACGTTGAGATCGGTGCCTGCTACGAGGACTTTTGTCTCGAAGTGGACCCCAAAGATCTTGCACGCTCTGCCGAGGTCTGGTATTACAACGATTCGACCGCCGCCGGCGGTGTCGATACTCGATTCAACGAGGTCGGTACCGTCATCCTCTTTTCGGACAACAATGTTCCAACTTCAACAAAGGTTGGACTTGTCTACGTTGAGGCGATCATCGATTGTTGCGACCAGCGCCCCGCCTCGGGCGGCACCGGTCTGGTTCATCGCGCGGAGCGACACTTGACTTTCCAACAGGATGCTAAGAAACGTGAGCAGGTGATTAATAACACCCTGCTCGGCATCCGGAAGGTTCTCGAGTCGACTATCCCACGGAAGTCGCGGACACAGGAGTTCGGTGACTTTCTCTCTGGTCTGAGTGGTCCGAAAACGGATCCCACTCTGACAGCGGCGCAGCTTCCTGCTGCTGCCGCACCAGCCCTGTCTTCTTCAGCAGTCC